AAATTAAAGAGAAAAAATGGATCCCTGGTTACAACCAATTTATGAAAATATGTATTCCTTATATGATAAGGATAAAGTTGCTAAATGTTTAGCTGAGGATCAAATTAAAATTGTTCCCCTTAGTTTTATGCGTGGTAATACATTTTTAAATAGTATGGTTATTGTGGATGAAGCCCAAAATGTTACTCATAACCAAATGGAAATGATTGTAACTAGAATTGGTTTAAACTCAAAAATGATTGTTTGTGGTGATAAAAAACAAGTAGATCTAAAAAGGAAATCCGATTCAGGTTTTAATTTTTTATATAAAGCTGCAGATCATATAAATGGATTAGCATCTGTTACTTTAACGACTAACCATAGAAGTCCAATAGTTGAAGAATTAATTGATTTTTATACTGATTCTCATAAACAGGGGCTCATAAAACTTTAATATTTATAAAGAAACAACATGGCAAACATACCTATTTGGCCCGGATCTTCATCTTTTTTCCCAGGAGCTACCCCTTTTGGGTTTTACGATAGTGATTTATCTTTCCAAAATGAGGCTGATAAATTCGCAGTATTTGCGTCTCAAAGATTAGGTTACCCTATTGTCGATGTTGAATTGCAAGATATTCAATTTTATACAGCATTAGAAGAAGCAGTTACTACTTATGGTAATGAATTATATGCTTATCAAATTAGACAAGATTATTTAAGTTTAGAAGGAGGACCTACAGGTTCCGATTTGAATAATACTCTAATTACTCCTAATATGAATTCTATAATCAGAATGTCTGAACAATACGGAACCGAAGCGGGAGTTGGGGGTAATATTACATGGAGGACAGGATCTATAGATTTAATACCTAATCAACAATCATATGACTTAAATGCATGGGCAGCTTCTTCGGCTTCATTAGACCCTGGAGATTCTATTGAAATTATGAGAATATTTTACTATGCTCCTCCAGCAGTTGTGAGATTTTTTGATCCTTATGTTCAAACTGGGATTGGATTTAATAATATGATGGATAGTTTTGGTTTTGGAGGTTTTTCTCCTGCTATTAATTTTCTACTAATGCCCGTAAATCTTACTTTGCAGAAATTGCAAGCTATAGAATTTAATGACCAAATTAGAAAATCCAATTATTCATTTGAAATACAAAATAACCAATTAAGGGTATTCCCAATACCTACTAATACAGGAGGAAAAATGTTTTTCCAATATATTAAAAATAGCGAAAGATATACAAATAATCTAGTAGAAGGAGGATCTGGTGCTGGTGGGAATACTGCGGGTAACCCTGGGGGTAGTGGTATTACTAACGTAAGTAATGTCCCATACAATAACCCCATATATTCTCAAATAAACTCAGTAGGTAGAAGTTGGATATATGAATACGCTTTAGCTTTATGTAAAGAAATGCTAGGGTATGTTAGAGGTAAATATGGAACTCTTCCCATCCCTAATGCTGAGGTTACTATGAATCAAGGGGATTTAATATCTGCTGCAACAAGTGAAAAAACAGCTTTAATAGATAAACTAAGAGGCTATTTAGACGAAACTTCAAGAGATAAACTGTTAGAAAGAAGAGCTCAGGAAGCTGAATATAAACAGAAAGAATTAGCTCAAGTACCTTATGTAATTTATATTGGATAATGGCATTATTTGGAAAATTAAGAGACGTAGATTTAATTAGGAAAATCAACAGAGAATTCCTAGGGGATATTGTTAATCAACAATGTGCCTTATACCTCCATCGTGCCGAAGAAACTAAAACTAATATATATGGGGAAGCTGCTACAGGGTATAATTTTGAGGGTCCTTATCTATTTAATGTATTAATAACAAGGGATGCTCAATCTTTTATTGAATCAGATATGATAGTAGATGTTAGCCAACAAGTTCAATTTCATTTTTTTAGAGATGATTTAGTAGATGCTAGGGTGGTACCTAATGTTGGGGACTATATTTTATATGAAGAAAACTATCATATTATAAATGACATAACAGCTAACCAAAGATTTGTAGGTAAAAATCCTGATTTCCCTAATGATGTAAATCCATTAAATCCTGGATTAGAAAATTTTGGTACTAATGTATCTATAACTTGTATTACTAATGTAACTCCTGCTGATAGGGTGGGAATAACTAAAGAAAGATTTCAACAATAATGGCTCAAGAATTTAAAAAACCTATTCCCCCTCGACAGCAGGAATTATCTAAAAGACTTCAATCCCCTTATAGGGATGATGAAGGTATGTTCAATAGGGGTAATCCTAATAATGCCACATATAATAATCTTGATAGAGGTAATCAAATTTCTTTTAAAGGAGATAATGTTCAACCTTTTTCAATAGGTTTAAAAGATATAGATGAAGCCATTATGTATTATATGAAAAATATAATAAAACCTGCAGTAATGCAAAATGGAATCAAAATAGACGTACCTATATTGTATGGAGACGCCGAAAAATGGTTTCAAATACAAAAAAAGGGCTATTTAAGGGATCAAAAAGGAGATATATTATCCCCTCTCATTTTACTAAAAAGAAATTCAATAGAAAAAAATAAATTTACAAGTAAAATTGACGCTAATAATCCTTTTAATTTTCAAGTTTTTACTAAAACTTATAATAAAAAAAATGCTTATAGTAACTTTGATATTTTAAATAGAAATTTCCCTGAAAAACAATTTTATGCTACTGTTATGCCTGATTATGTAACACTTACATATGAAGTATTGATTAGTACTTATTTTATTGAACAAAATAACAAAATTGTAGAAGCTATGAATTATGCTTCTGATTCATATTGGGGTGATCCTGAAAAGTTTAAATTTAAAGCTATAATTAATTCTTTTTCAAACTCCACAGAAGTTAGAAATGGCGCCGAAAGAATTGCTAATACTAACTTTGATTTAACTCTACATGGATATATAGTACCTGATACTTATTTAAGAGATACTAACGCTATAAAAAAATATCAAGAAAAAACACAAATTATTATAAATTCTGAAACAGTTATCCCAGCTGATAACACACAAAGTATAAATCAGCGTATTTATAATAAAGAACTATAGAATATGGCAAAAGTACTAAATTATGAAATTGAAATAGGTATAGGACAAGTAATTGAACCTTGGCATGTTTCCCAATCTGTTGATGCTTTTACAGGTGTGGATGCTTATGACATTACAATATCAGGTTCTTCTACTATTACAGGATCAACTAATATTTTAGCTTCCGAAGGATCTAATTTAACTTTAGAAATAAATGAATCTGCTTCATTTGAATTCTTAACAGGCGCTGCTAATTCTGGATCATTTATAGTTCAAACCTCTCCTGATACTGGTAAAGGTGCTTTACAATCATTCTTTGGACAAGGAACTGGAACAGTTTTTGGTTCGCCATTACCTAATCAAATATTCGGAGTAAAATACACTACTGGTTCCAACGCATCAGAAGGTGAACTAACAATGACTATAGGTAAGAGAGATTTATCTGGTTTAAGTGCAGCTAATCAAAATAATTTTTATGTTGCTTATGAGCCAAGTGGGATATTTTCAAATGCTCAAGGGGAATTAGAATTTTATGTAGGTGAACATGGTGATGTAGGTTCTGGTGTATTATCTGTATACAGGGGAGGAGCAGATGCAACAACCCAAACATCCTCATTTGCCGGATATTTTTCTTCATCAGCTTTCCCAGGACAACAACAATATACAAGACCATTTGCAATTAGTGCAACTTCAACAGTAAGTGATAGTAATCCGGCATTTGTAATTAATAAAAATATTACAGATTTAACTACATCTAATTTTAGTGTAGATTATGGGGGTAATGTAACAGCATCTGGTGAAATAGCTGTAGGAAGTACTATCCCTGCTGCGAGTGGATATTCAGGTATTACAGCTAAATTTGATGGAGGAGCATTTTTCAACATTACCGAAGAAACTACTAGCGTTTTTGGAATATATGACAGCCCAGACGGAGCTGATATTTTACGAATTGACACAGATCCTGACCAGTTTATAATAGATCCAATTAATAATGGATATAATGTTGGGATTGGTACAGCATCCCCAGCTGAAAAATTAACTATATTAGGTAATGTAAGCGCTTCTGGTAATGGTATATTTAAAGCAGGTAAACCTATTACTACACATACCTCATCTCCAATTTCAGCTTCTTATGCTAATGCTGGTGGATATCATATAGTAGGAGGAAATTTAACAGCTTCTATAGTCTTAGATTCAACAGCACCTGTGGGAGCAGAATACGAATTTTTCCAATCATCATCAACAGGTCAATTTTTATTTGAATCAGCTTCTGGTACAACAGTAATATCTAAAAATGGTAGTATGAGATTAGCTCAACAAGGGTCATCAGCTGTACTTAAAAAAGTTTCTTCCACTACTTTTCATTTAATGGGTGACCTAACGTAATTAAATGAGTAAAATAGGACCAATAGCACAATCGGATACATCTATAGTAACTGATGGGTTAGAATTCAATATGGATTCTTCTAAATTTACGTGTTATCCTAGAACAGGAACAACATGTACAGATTTAGTTAATTCTGAAGATGGAACTTTTACAAATGGTCCTACATTTGAAAATAATAACTTAGGAGTAATAGATTTTGATGGTACTAATGACTTAATAAGATTCAGTAACTCAGCGAGTCCATTCAATATACCAGTAGCAAATGCAATAGAAGTATGGTATTACCCAACAGGTAATGGAGCTCAAGCAACAGGGA